CTAGGATGCGTCGTTTTGTAGGATCTCACACTCGACAATGGATTTATTGTGTGAGATTGTTCCGGGGGGGGACAGTGAATTCGCTCTAACGCGGACTCGTTCAATGTAGATGACGCATGTGCACTTCAATACAAAGAACTCGTTGTGTTTCGAGTTACCTCTATATTTATACTCTTCAGGAAAAGAGTCATCATTCCGTTAGTTATGGATTAATCGATATTTGGTGATGTTCCGTTCAGCAAGCGGTACGTCGTTGAAGATGACGTTATCATGTTAAAAGTAGCAAGGCCTGGGTTGTATAATGCATTAGCCGTTGCGCTGTTGGACACAGCGGACGGATAATCCAAGAAGATATTGTACCCTCCTGACACTGGCCTCAAGAAGAAGCGAAATGAATTTTGGACAGGTGGGGCCCAGACGGAGCCAGTTGTGCCTACAGTTACAGTGACTGGGAGGGCCAAATTACCTGCAGTGATCACTTCAATTAAAGAAGAAGCGATGGTGCCCACTGCTGGGAGGCCGGCGAAGGTGAAAACGTTCGACACGGTGGGTACGCTTATAGTGTTGGTTACCACGTTCTGCATCTGGAAGTTTGAAGTTGCTCCAGTGATCTCCTCTGGCGCGAACACAGGGGAGATAAGCTCGATTTCGTAATCGAGATACAGTTGGCCAAGGATGGTGCTGGCCGGGCAGCCCAACGTGTACACGTAGAACTTGAATTGCTCGGAATCGCGGAAGTTTAAATCCGCAGTGAAATTGGTGAAATAAGTGCGACGTTCTGTCGTCTCCCTCTTCAGGCTGATGGTGTGGTCCATCCAAACTGAGCCGCTCACAGCGGCTTCGTAAGAAAGAACTTGAGCCCAGTTGAAAACTTGAGGTGGGTCCATGTAGTCTCGGTCGATACACAGCGCAACAAGTCCCGCTGTTGAAGAAGGGACTTGTGGCTGAAATTTGAGCCTCACAGATTTGTAGACGTACTTGTCGAAAGTACTCGCCATGGTTTGCAGACGATCGG